TTGATGTGAGAGTGTTAGTCGCCGATCTCGTTGCTGCTGGAGCCGGTCTTGCTATAGACCACGAAGCCGTCGGCACCGTCCTTCAGCACGGTCATCGAGAAGTCGGCGTTGATGGTCACGATCACCTCGTCGGTGTCGGCTGCCAGCGCAGAGGTGGCATCAATCGAGAGACGGATGTTGCCGTGCTGCATGGTGGGCAGGTACTTGAAGTTGCCCAGGCCGATGTTGTGACCCTCGAGCGCACCCTTCTGTGTTGCACGGTTGATGGCGTTGTTGGCGATGACGGGAATGCCCAGCAGACGGTTGTCGTTGCCGATGAGCATGATGCCCGAGCCTGCGTCGAACGGAGTCACCTTCAGTGCCCAGAAGTCCTCTGCGCCCATCACGAAGACCACGTTGTCGGTGTCGAGGTTGTGGGCGGCGAGCTTGCCGATCATCTCGGCGGCTGTCTCCTTGGTGAAGGTGGAGTAGGTGCCGGTCTGCTTGCCGGGGGTGTAGCCAGCCTGGCCGTAGGTGCCGCTCTCAGCGTCCTGTGCGAAGGGCCCGTAGAAAATGCTGGTGGCTTTGGCGGTGCTGGCCACTGCCCAGTTGATCTTCTTGCGGATGCTGTCGGCCACGACGCGCACGATGTACGACTGGAGGTCGAAGGCGGAGTTCTCGAGTGCCTGGTTGCTGATGCGCACACGAACGGTGAGACGCTGCTGCACGGGCACCTGCTTGTCGAGGTCGATGACGCGCTCGGTGGTGGCGGCCAGCTCGTTGGCGAAGACTGCCTCCACGCCTCCGGCGAAGGCCCACTGGATCTTGTTGCCGGTCACGCCGGTGGTCATGGGCACGCCTGCGGTGGCGAGGATGTCGCCGTCGGGGCGGTCGGTGGGGATGAGGTCGACCACGGTGATGCCCTGCACGAAGCCGTCGGTGCCGGGATAGTGGCCGGAGCCCTGCGAGCCGTAGGAGATGCTCTCGCGGTTCATCGGGATGACGAACTTGGAGCCGGGCTTGGCCTCGCGGAAGAACTCGCGCAGCTGCTCGTTCACGTTCTTCGCGGGGGCCACGGTCACGGCGGCGAGCTGTTTCTCCTGGATGCCCATGGCGATTTCGCGCTTGTTGGATTCATACTCGGCGAGCAAAGAGGCGCGGTTGGCTTTCTCCTCGTCGTTCAGTTCTCTCTCCTGGAGCGTAGCGTCGAGCTGTCCCAGGCTGGTGTTGATCTCACGCTGGCGCGACATCAACTCCTCGATGGTTTTCTTGGTTTTTGTCATTTTTTTAACCAGTTAAAAAAAGTTAGTACTCTGATAATTCGATTTCTCTCTCACGGGCCATCCGCTGGGCGGCGGCCAGTTCGCGCTCACGGCTGAGCACTTTCTCGCGCTCCTGCTGCTCGCGCTGCTTCTGCTCCTCTGCCTTCTTTGCGGCTTCGGCTTCTGCGGCCTCGCGCTTGGCGGTGGGTGTCTCGTTCCACATCTCGCGGGCGTTGACGGTGGTCTGCGAGTATGCGGGGTCCATGCCGATGGTGAGGGCGGTGATGGCGGCGAAACGCTTGTGCGTGATGCGCACTTCCTTGTTCGCGCCCCTTTCCTCCACCTCGTAGTCTTCAGGGATGAACTCGAAGGAGCATCCGCTGTAAACACCGCTGCGCACCAATTCGAGTGCCTGGTCGCCAAGGTCGCACTTGGGGGCCTCGAACTCGAAGTTCACGCCACGGCCATCGACGGTGAGTTTCAGCGAGCCGCGGCCCTTGTTGCTCCTGGCGATGGTCATCGAGCGGTTGTGCAGCAGGTTCATTTTGATGTCCTGCGAGTTGATGAACGTTTGGGTGCAGGCTTCCGGCTTGATGATTTCACGGAAGTCAACACCCCAGTCGTCGAGTACTTCCGACTCAGCATTAAAGACGATGGCTGTGCCGGTGATGGTGCGAGACTCGCCCTGCGAGCCTTCAGCTCCTTCAATCTCACGGACGGCGAGATCGCACTCAATAGTTCTGATTTCTCTTTTCTTTGCATCCATATTTTGGTATTGTTTAATTGTCGGTGAAAAAGGGCTGCGGGTTTACTGCTTTCCCGTCGGACAGTGCCGCAGCCCCATGGCTTAAAGTGAAATTATCCAGCTCCCAACTGGTTTATGGTGTCAGGTCGCCACCGCCGCCAGTGTTGCCTCCCGTGCCGGTGTTGGTGCCCGTGCCTTGGTTGTCGTCGTCGGGTGTCTCTGTGCCTTCCTTCTCATCCTCGGCGGTGGCCCAGGCGAGCGATGCGCTGCGCACGGCTCCGGCAATGTCGTCGCTGGGGCGGTAGTTCACGCGGGGCTGCATCTCGGAGAGCATGAGGTTTTCGGGGTCGGTGTCCCATTTGGATGAAACTGCCGGGTAGAGTTTGCCGATGGGGCCGAGGTCGATGATGTAGCCTTCCTTGATGCGCTCGGTGATGGCATCGAGCAGCAGGTTGGCGGCGAGTTCTGCCTCCTTGGGGTGGAGTGTGGTGTTGCGGGCACTCTCCTTGGCTATCTCTCCGAAGGTCTTCGTGCCGTTGGTGATCACCCGGCCATAATAGCCCTGGGTCTTCACACCGTCCACGGTGCGGGTCAATTTGTTGGCTTTGATTTTCAGTTTCATATCAGCTGGTTTTTATTTTGCTACTGCTAATTTCAAATTTGCTGCTGCTAATTTTTATTTGGCTGCTGCAAATGGGGATTTCGGCTGGTGGGGTTTACTACGGTTTCCACACCTCGCATTCCCCATTGAACATCATCGGCTGTATTGGCTGGGTGCTCTTGATGGGGCGTGTGCTGTGGTGGTAGTGCCATTGCATCAAGTCGCCGTCGGTGACGATGGTCTCTCCCACTGGCAGGATGTTGATGCGCTGGGCAAAGAATCGGTTGAGCACGAAAGAGGTGATGGTCTGGTCGATGCGCTCTATCTTGCCGTTGGTGGCGAGGGTGCAGAGCAGTCCGAAGGTGAGGTCGTTCACGTCGCGGTTGACGGTGTTGTCTCTCAGCACTTCGAAGCATCCTTGGAACATGCCGCGCTCCTTGAAGTCGTAGCCCATGCGCCACATCATTTTCATGCACTTCTCGGCCTGCTCCTGCGGATAGTTGCGCGTGCGTATCCATTCGGCATATTCCTGGTGCATGGTGTCGCGGTGGGGGTGGATCATCATGCAGCGGTCGTAGTGGCCGCGCTCCATCTCGTCGATTATCGGCGTGAGCGGCTTTTTTATCTTGATGCTGCCGTCCACACGCACCACCATTGGCGTATGCGCGAAGCGGAAGGGATGGAAGCGCACCTGATAGCATCGGGCGAAGAGCGACATGTCGGGCATGGGGTGGTGGAGCACCTGCCATGTGTCGCTCTTCAAATTCGGGTCGTCGGTGATGAGCAGGTATTCGGCTTCGGGGTCTTTCTCCTCGATTTCGTGCACCTGCTCGTAGCCGCCGAAGATGTATGTCAGTACGGTGTATCTCATTCCCAAAGGTCTCTGTTTTTCTCAAGCCATTTGGCCTGCTTCAGCAGGTCGTTGCCGTGCCAGGAGCCGCCGCCGTAGTGCTCGATGACGGCGAGGATGCGCTCGCGCGTGATGGCGATGCCGTGGCATTGGGGCTTCAGGCGGCGGATGTCGTCGAGGAATGCCGCGCCGGTGTCCCAGAAGTTCTTCGGGTTGTCGTAGCCCTGATGCAGTGCCCATGCCCGGTCGGGGTCGAAGAACCGCGCACCGCCCGCCTCGCACATCGGCACGTTAATCCACAGCAGCATGGGCACAAGCCTTTCGATTTGCATGGGGCCGCTGCACTTGTGGATGTATCCGCAGCAGCACTCATCGGGCATGAACATGAAGTCGAAGTTGTCCTTGATGAGCACGTCGCTGTCGATGAGCACGAAGCCCTCGGGAATGAGTTCCCAAAGTTTCTGCACGGTCATCATGTGCTTGTCGGAGCCGTACCAGCAGCCCTGTGCGCAGCCGATGTGCTCGTCGCGCTCGGGGTATTTCTCCAGTTCGCGCTCCAGGTCGATGATTTTGCCGTAGCGGTTGTTGTATATCTTCACGCCGCCCTTGCCCCAGAGTTTGCGCTCTGCCTTATGGATGGTGCGGAATGGCCGCGCCTTGCATGCGTCGCCGTGTTTGTCGATGTAGTCGGTGGAGTTGTCGAACACCACCACGCGGTAGTCCTCGCCTCCGTGCTTGCGGATGGAGAGGATGAGGGCCTCGGTCAACTCCGGGGTGTTGTAATGGATGATGGCTACTGTCTTTTTCATTGCTGGTCGTTGATGATTGCTTGTGCTCGGAACTCTATCGTATTTTCGCGGCGGTCGGCGTGGAAGGTCTCGGGGATGATCTGATAAGTGATGCCCTCTGAGTCTTTGATGCGTGAGCGCATGGTGATGCATCGGCTCTTGCCCGCGTCATAGTTCATTCGCACGGCGATGATGCCGTACACGTCGATGGCTCCTGCGTTCTGCGCACGCATGCCCTTTGTCCATGATACGTCAGCCCAGAGGCAGTCGCTCTCCTCCCACTCGATGCCGTTGCCGTCGATGCCGAAAGCGGAGGTCTCGGCCTTCGTGCGGTTGAGGATGCGGATGCGGTCTTGTCGCATGCCTGCCGAATAGCCCGTGCTCATTCCTCGCCTCCTTCCTCGGTTGGTGGTGTGGGTGGAGTGGCGGCGGGGGCAGCACCGTCATTGCCTTGGGAACCACCCGGCTCGGGATTCCCCCC